ATTTCTTGGGTCAAATACTTTTTTGCCTTTAACTACAAAACTAACTGCAGGTAATCCACCACCAAACTTTTCTGCATCAAATACCATTTGCAAATACACGTAAGCAATACCTCTAAATCTATGGTTACTTGTTATTGAGCCACTTGTAGCTGCTAATGATTGAACTGCAAAATTATCTGCTGTTTGATCGTCTGCACCTAAATTTTTTGTAAACCTTATAAGTCTGCCACTTGTAAAAGCAAAACCATTATCTGTATTTGTGTAGTCTGCGTTTGTTGCTGTGTGAACTGTTTCACCATTAATTGTGCTTGTTGTTGATGTTAAATCTATGTCATTAAGTCTTACAGTTTCTATAGCTTCTACCTCATGTCCTGCTACAGCAACAACCATATGTAACATATGATTATCTGTTCCTGCAGTTTCTATATGAACAATAGTTCCACCAACTCTTGTTTTTCCGTAAATAATCTGTCTTGGTGCTGATGAATTTCTTGTGGCGAATTTTGCACCAAAGTTTCCTGTTCCTGCTTCTATACCTTTACTTGTTAGTTGTCCTATACCTGCAGCAACTAATGTAGTCGCAAAAGTAGTTAGTGCCATAGATAAGGTTGGTGCTGCAACAAAAGGTGTTAATGCAGCTAAAGCTGTACCTGCTACGACAATAAATGTTGCAACAATAGCTGTTTTTATTGCTTTAGCCATCTATTCGCCAACCCTTAATAATTAGATCATGTGATTTAAACTCTATACCATCTGTGCTTGGTGCAAGAATATTGAATCCATCTGAAATACCAACTAATTCTGATTCTTCTTTAAATACGACAAGATCACCAGTGGTTATAAATGCAGGTTTTACTTCTTGAAGTTTTTTTGCTTTACAGGCTTTTGTAACTGCACCATTCAATGTTTTGCCATAATCTTTAATGGCTTTCATTGCAGTTTCTTCGTTCTTCCATTTGAGTGTGCTTGGTATTAGGTTTTGTCCTGTCATGGCTTTGATACAGGCATTAGCAAAAATACAACAATCCCACTTACCCCATTCAAAAGGTTTATCTTTGTTCTCTCTAACAAACTCAAAGAATATATCAATCCAATCTTCTTTTTTCTTCATTTGCCAATATTCCTATAATGGTCTTGGAATTCATGTTGGCTTGAGCCACTACCACCACCACCAATACCACCACCACCTGCTTTTCTCCCCCATACAATCTCTTTATCCTGAATTTGATTGATTCTGTCTAAACCAGTGTCACCTGTATATAAAAACTCTTGGCTTTCTTTTGTGTATCTTAAATTGCATGGTCTATCTAAATCTATCAATCTGTTTTCTGCATCAATCGTAATCATTGAGCCTTGTGGATCATCATTAATAGTAAGAGTTGTCATGCGACCTTTGAACAACACAATAGTACCTGCAACTTCATTAGAGCCACCCATGAGGTATCCCATAAATAATGTTAAGAATCTGTTTTGATAGTTTTCTGTCAGTGCATAATTAAGAACTGTGGTATCCATGCCTGAAAGCGAAACTGTTAATCCTGAACTTTTTAACTCTCTACCATCTTCAACACCACTTATAGATAGCAAAGTTCCTGCACCAGTGTATGTTTCACTTGATATGACAAGATCATCATTACCAGTCCAAACCAAAATATCACTAGTATCAAATTCAGCTTTTATTGCAAAAAATAATTCTTGATGATCTGCACCAAGCCTGTTGGTGATGGCACTGTCAATACCAGTTCTTGATGCCATTTAGATAACCTCAATACATGAAAAAGATATTCCGTATGTTGATGCTCGGTCTGCTGACCATTCCACCTCATTATCTATAAGTCGGAACAATCCTTTTGGATTATTAAAAATTACATAATTACCATCAGTTAAATCTGATCTTAACTTTGGTTCTGTTTTTACTGCATAAAAATCTTTACCTGAATCAGATGTTGCTGTTGCATCTTCTGTAACCATCAAATATTGTGCAGGTGTTCCTGACTCACTTGCACTAGATAGGACACCTAAGTAGTCCCCTTTCTTAATCGTGCCACTAGCAGCGTTAGATGAAGCGAGAAGGGATAATCCTGTTGCACCCTTGACGTTCTGTCTTACTTTACAACTTGCTGTATTTGATTCTGTAGTAAGTGTGCTATCCACAACTACAACAGTTGCAGAAGTTTTTGTTGTTATTTTGTGTGTGCCATTGTTTGCATCATTGGTAGCACCAGTAACGTGTATAAAATCACCTGCTCTTGCACTTGCAAAAGTAGATGCACCTGCTGTTATCGTACTACCACTAAAAGATAGTGTGACACTTGTATTGTTTACACGTTTATCACCTTCTAGATAGTTTGTACTGTATGTTCCTGTATTTGTAAGTGCATCAGGGTCAGCAAACTTAAAATGATTTGTTGTTCCTTTAAGTTCTAATAAAAATGATTGCCAATTTTTAGCTACTGATCTTTTCATAGGTGGCAATGACACGTCTGCTGTCCAATACACAGCATCAAACTCTTGTGTTTTAGTTTGACCAGTAAAAGGCGACACTGTTTGTCCTATTGTTCGTACCAACCTAAAACTACTTCTAGTGAAGTTAGGTGTAGTCGGCATTGTTATAATTTTAGCCACCTTGTAATCCTCTCCTGTATGCACCACCTCGCATTGCTGATTCTAATACTGCACCTTTTGTGACATCAGCTATTTGAGGTAGCATCTTAGTTACTTCTGCTCTTACAGTTGGTACAACACCTGTAGCAAAGTTCAGTGATTGATTTACTATTACAGGTTGACCACTTCCTAAAGCATTTTGTGAGTTCATATTATTCATAATTCTGCCTGATGTATTTGGTACAAATATTTCAGCACCCCTTTCTCCAACTAATACAGGCATATTTGGTTGTACAGTCCCACCACCTGCTGAGTTGTCTGCAGGTATTATTTTTCCTGTTTTAAAATCAAAAGTATCAAAAGAACCTGCACCAAAAATACTATTTAAAATTTGGTTTACTACAGCTAATTGCATGAATATTGAAATTATTTGAGAAACCATATTTTTACTAAAGTCTTTAAATGAATCTAAGGCATTTTCTCCATTTATTAGTGAATCAGTAAAGTCTTGTGTAAATGCTACAGAAAGTGTTTGTATAGCTGATGCCATTTCATCACTAAAGGTTGTGGTGTCATCTAAATCATCTTTTAATGAATTTAAGTGTGCAAGTGCTACTTCTATTTGATCGTCTGTAAATAGCAATTCACCTTTAGCATCTAATGCACCACGTAATGATTCGGTTAAATCTAATTGCTCATTAAGAGTATCTATTTTTGGTTTTGCATCTTCTAAAAGTTTATTTAATTGTGATATAAAACCTGCTTGATCTGCTGTTAGCTTTGTTTCTAAATCTACTGGTGGTGTTTCAGGTTGCAAAGGTCCTACAAAACCAGTATCAGCAACTTCACCTTTAAGAATTTTAATACTTGCTGTCGCAACATTAAGACCCATAGTAATGTCATCAATAAACCCTTTTATTAATGGAAAAAATGTTTCTGCAATTTCAGCACCAAAACCTTTAGTTGCAATCTGAAAGTTTGACATTTTGGTAGACATTGCATCCATTTTGTTCTGCATTGCACCACCAAATGTTTCTTCTAAATCATCTGTTAATGCTTCCATAATTGCAGAAGCACCTTGTGCAGTTTGTCCAAACTTTGTTACTTCTAACCTTGATAATCCTAGCCTTCTATTTAATGCACCAAAAACATCAATACCTCTATCTGATATTTGATTTAGTTCTTCTAAACCTACAGAACCACCTGCTACTGATCTTTGTAGAATTCTTATAAATGTTTCAAATACTTCTACCTGTCTTGTTGTTGTAGAAGCTGTATCTGCAAATATTTGTAATTGTCGTATGTTTGGTTCAATACCTGCACCCTTGAGTGCAATAAATGCCCTTGATACGGTTTCTATTTGGAATGGTGTTGTTTGTGCAAAATCTAATATTTGCTTAAATGCTTTTTCACCTGCTTCTATTGAACCAAATACTTGATTTAAAGATATCCTTAAATCTTCAAATTCAACTGCAGTTCTAAATGCAAACTTACCAAACTGTAATGCTGCAAATGCTGCTGTTGCTACACCAATGCCTTTTCCTAATTTAGAAAAAGATGCAGATAGTTTATTAGTGGATTTTTCTGTGGTTTTTAGTTTTTTGTTTACGTCATCTAAGCCTTTTCTAATATTCTTAGTATCAGCACGAATTTCAACAATTAACTGGTCAAGTGTTGTAGCCATTAGTCAGGATATAACTCCATAAGATTATCAAGTTCATCTCTTGATAAGGGTGCATCAGGTTCGGCAGCATGGAATTCTCTAAAACCTTTTATAGCTGTATGGATTTCAAATAAAGATGAATTCCAAAACTCAGAGGGTTGCATACCTATCATACCCATACAGATTTCCATATATCTTTTGTAGGGAAGGCTTTCAACTGAGTTTACTCCTTTTTTTTTAGTTCTTCCTCGCTTTCTTCATCTGAATCTACAAGTGTTTTTGTAAGAATTTCGGCAACAATTCTAGTACTATCTACTATCCCTGTATCACCAACTATGGATTTTATTTTCTTGTCATCAAGATCATTGCCACCACCTCTCAATGCGTGTTTAAGAACTGTTACAATGTAAGACAAGCGAACATCTCCATCAGACATAAGTGATACAAGTTTGATGATGCTAAATCCTATAGCATCTTCTATTTGTATGATTGAATCTATGGTTAGACGAGCCTTATAGGTTTCGTCACCAAGTTTTACTTCAATCTGATTTCTTAATGGGTTTGTCATCTGACTTCTCCTTTTTATTACTTGCCATTGCAAGTTTTATTTTTAATCTATCATCTCTTTCGTCTACTTCAAAAGATGACACTTGATAGGTTTTACCATCAACATTGATGCTATCGCCTAGTTCAACTACATTCGGCATTTCTAAATCTGTACCGTTCATGTCAGCAACAACTTTTGTTTTACCAACACTTACGTTGACTTTATTCCAAGCCATTAGACTGTTGCGAATGTAATTGAGCCTGATGATTCTAGGGATACAGAGTATGTTACCTCACCATTGTGTTCACCTGCATACTCTAATGTAGCCACCATGAATGCACCAGTATATGTTCCAAAATCAGGAATTATTACCTGAAAGTTAGAAAATGATGCTGCGTTCATTTTGCCTCTAAGTGTAGTTTCACTAGCTGCATCAGTGAAAACACCACTGCCTGAAATAGACATTGAGTGAATACCACCATCTGCAAGTAGTTCTCTATTACCTGATGAATCTTTGTTGGTTACGTCAACAGCTTCATCATTTAGAGTAATTGATGTTGAACGAAGCCCACCGATTGTTGTAAAACTTTCAGGCGATGCTCCATCTCCGACTTTGAGCAAGAGTGATGCTCCTTTTTGTGCTGCCATATTATTCTCCTATGTTTAGCTAGTACCTAATATAATTGCACGAAATCGCATGACTCCATGTCTTGTAACCCCGTCTGGGTCTATCATTATATCACTGAACTCAAATCTAAGGTTTATTAGATTAAATCCTGTAACACTTAAACTAACATCATGCAATAAAGTATGGATTCTGTCCATAATATTCTTGGTTTCCTTGCTACCTTTATATTGCGACCAAACGTGTATATTTATGGTTGTTTCACCACCATCTACATCTTTTGTACTGTAATCCACTGTTGTTTCCTCACCGATAACAACTAAAGGGTAAGTATCACCAAGCAGTGGTTCATCAACTACTGTAGCACCATTGGTACTTGTAAGCGTATTGTCTGTATTTAAACGAGAAAAAACAGCACTTTGTAAAGCAAATTGTCCTAAACTCATCTTATTATCCCTTCTCTAGTAAAGATACTTACAATCTTATCTTTGTTTTTATCTAAAGCAGGTTGCAAAAAAGGTCTAGGCATCATATCTGTTGTACCAAACTCTAAATGTTTTGAGTATGGTGCTGCTGAAATTATTTGACCGACTATAGTGCCGCCTAGTGTACCTTTAACATTAGTGGTTATTTGTGATACTAAAAATCCTGTATCACTTGCAGGTGGCTCACCTTCTTTTGATGCAGTGTGTGTTCTACGTGGGTTATATTTTTCATATGTACGACCAGTACCACCCTTCATTATAGATTGCACTGCATGACTTCTTACAACCATTGTGCTTTGTGTTACTGCACGTTTTGCATTTGTAACTGGATTTACTTCCAATCTCTTAGCTAATCTTTTTTGAAATGATTTCATGTTTTTAATAGCCATTAGATCGCTTCTCCTTCTGTGCATTGAAGCACCCAATATCTATCCCTTTCATCAATATTTCTAGCAACCTTGATATTGAAGTTACGTGATTCGTATTGTATGCGGTAATCTGTGCCTAGATCATCTCTGTAGCGTATTGTAATCTCATGTGTGACACTTTCTTGTACTTTCCCTTGTCTGTACTTCTCTGAGCCTGAAACTGGCTTTATATCTGCCCACAGTTCTTTTAAGGTTGTATAGGTTTGGGATACACCACCCCCTGCATCACGTGTTGAGGTTGGCTTTTGCAACTTAACCTTGTGTCGCATTCTGCCAATACTGGTAGCCATTATCCTACTGCAAGTAAGCTAGATGTACCTAGTGCTTTGTGAACTACGTATGGTGCGTATAAAGATTTGAGTATTGGTGGTATCGGTGCTGATGCTTCGTACATATCACCCCTATGCTCATACATATAAGCGATATGTTGCAAGATACCCATTCGGATAGGTTCAGGAATACTATATTGGCTTGAATACCCTGCAACATAAACTACTTTTATCGCATTGGCTACTCTCAATGCTGTGGGGAATGTTTCACCTTGTCTAAGAACTATCCTTGCAGGTTCTCTCGCACTGTCTACGTAATACTTAGAAGCTGCCATTGTGGTTTCTGTATCTGAGTCATCAAACGTGCTTACAGACGTTACAGAAGTCACAGGTGGTCTTGGTAAGATGATGTAATTCTTGTAGTAGTTAAGGTATGGACCAGTTTTGACACCTTCCCACAAAGGGTCTGCCATTTCATCATAGGCATCAACAAACATAGTGTAAGTAGTCTGCATAAGCGTTCTACCCATATGTTCTTCTGCAAAACGTCTTGCAGTTTCTATAAATGGTCTAAGTAATCTCTCGTCTGTGGAATCTTCTATACGTAAGTATTCTTTTACTTCTTGTAGGGTTACTGGCTCTTGTGTCGGCTCAGTTGTGATTGTAAGTCCTGCCATTAGAATAACCTCTCTAATATGTAGATACCTATGATCGTACCGTATAAGCCAATAATCATGCCTTCCATACGAACAAATCGCTTAGAGCCTGACTCCATGCGTTTTTCTATGTTTTCGTAACGAATTGCACAAATTTGTTCATGCAACTCTAAAGCACTGACGTTAGTTGGATTTTTTGCTGTTTCCTTCGTCTTTTGGCTCTTCTTTTTTTGCATCTAAAGTATCCATCAATAGTGCAAACTGTTCAGCTTTTTGCTTTTGTAGTCCTTCAACCAAAACACTTTGCTTGATAAGAGCATCGTTGTTGTTGGCTAACAGACCATCAATCACTGAAAGTTTGTTGTACATTTGCACTTGTTCTTCGTTGAAATCACTTACGTTGTAAGTTTTATCATCTACGACAAGCGTTCTCTCGTCTTTAGCTTCTGCCATAATTTCACTCCGTTATTTTATAAAGTTGGAAACTCACCTAACGGTCTATTTCCATCTTCATCATACACATAAAGTGCTGCAAGTGCATCAACATTTGCAACACCATCTATTAAACTGCACATCTCATTAGCTTTAGTTCTTACTGCTGTTCTATGATTATTTATATCTGTAGGCACTTCAGTACCACCATCTGCTTCTCTAATTACATACCAATCAGTAGCCATCAGTATACCGTTAGCTTCTGCATTGATATCTCGTTTATGATTATATTTTAAACCCCTACTGATAGTACCATCTTCATTGTTGACATCATCTAAAGACTTAGCTGTAGCTTCACCATAGGTTGCTGTAACAACATCATTTGCAAAAGTAAAAGTTTGATTTGTATTTATGTAGTAGTATTTATCTTTAAAATTAGAATTGTCTACTGCAACTTCATATATACCTATATCTTTCAGTTCAGTTGCAGACCAAGATGACATAACATTTTGTGGATAATTTATATCACCAATAGTAAATGCTGTTGGTCTTATAAAAACTTTTTGTATTTGATTATCTTGTACTAATGCCCACATAAATTGATTATACCTCTATCTTGCTGTTGTTGGTATTCCTGTTGAAGTTATGAATGGGTTTTCAGCAAATGCATAGTATTGATATCTACTTCCTGATGCATTTGTGTGTGAATTACCTTCCCTTAATTTAAACCCATTACTCAAAAAATCTATTTCTGAACTTGATGATGTTGCGTTTTCAGCAGCATCACTGCCAACCTTGAGATATCTATACATATGATTTGTTGGCTCTCTAGCTGCATCATAAAGTATCCAATCTTGACCACCTTTTTTTACAATTAAAAATGCAGGTTTAAATCCTGTATAAACAAATGGTCCATTGGCAGAATTATTACCTCTATATGTTCCAAACATTGAAAATCCTTTAACTTCAGCAAAACAAAAAGCTACAAATGTATTTGTATTCTGATTCGTATTTGAAGCAGTTCCAACAGAAAAAACACTTGTTGTTGGTTCTGTTGTAGTCCAATGTACCCCACTCGTTAATCCACTACCTGTGTTATTAAAATCCCATGCATAATAAGATGCTGCTGCAGAACTTCTATGATGTCTAACAATCCAATCACGAACTATAGTTCTTGATCTAGTTAAGATAAATGCAGGTTTAGCACCAAGTCCGTGTCCTATTGTTGCATTAGCACCTGTTCCTGTGTAAGTAACAATACTGAAACCTGCATCTTGATTTGCTTGTACTGTGCTAGTAATTGAACCATCAGTATTTGTGCTTGTCGTACCACCGTTAGCCTTCCATTGATAAGCAACATATGTTCTACCATATCCATCAAAGCTAGTATCAGAATATCCCAAAGTAAAACCATCAGTATCAAAACTTTGTATATATCCATAAGTGGCTTCTACTTCTGTCGTATTAGGCTCAAGCATCTTATTACCACCACGTGTACTATCCATAAGTCTATGGTCACTAGCAACGGTTCTTTGTTTTATCCAAACTACATCAGGTTGTAAATCTGAATTACCATTATTAACAATGGCATGACCACCAGTACCACCACTACCACTGTATGTAGCAATCTGAAAATGTGCTGAAGGGTCATCTATTGTTGTATAAGCCATTATCCAAACTCCGCTAAGTTTTTAGAACACAATGCATAATATCCTGAAGGTGGTTCGTGTTCAAAAGTACCGTATCCATTAGCATCTGTTTGTGCTGAACTAATTGTAGCTTTTGTATAACCACCAAAATTAACTGTATGATTGTTGTCATAAACACTTATGGCAGGTAATGCAAAAATACCAGTATCAGTTTCATCACCTAAATCATTAAGTGCTAGATTAGATGCGTTACTTATAGCACTACCATTAACATAAAAGCTAATTTGATTATCGTCTAGATTTAAAGCAACTCCAAAAAACTGACCAACTTGTGATGTACCAAGACCACCTAAACTTGAATCTAAAACTCTGCTACCTGAATCCCATGAATAGTAATTACCACCATGCATTAGATATCCTGCAAAACTTTCTTGGTCTGTACTAGACCAATATGCATTATCCCTATACTTATCTTGAAAGGTATGATATCCGACATACACAGTTAAACCATAAGTAGAACTACGCATATCTATATAGGTTTCGTAATACCACTTACCTTGTGTGACTCCTATTGTTCCTGCATATGCAGCATCTTGATTCACACCGTTCATTGGAATGTAAGTACCACCTTCTGTTGGTGCTTTAAAATAATTACCCCTATGATTAGCATTTAAAACACAAAAATTATTGGTAGGTGTATCTGTGGCTTGATCTGCTGCTGCTATGTTAGTTAAACTAAAATTATTACTGTTAGCACTTGCATCTGCACCAAGACTTGAAGAATCTTCAAAGTCTAAATAAAATCCATTAGTACCATGTGAGCCTGTATATTGTTTAGGTTTCCAAATACCACTATCATCAGTTTTACCAAAGTCTGTAGGTGCTAATGCAGTTCCATCAACTAAATGCATTTCTGCTATGTATCCACTGAAAAAGTTTGCATAAGTAGTTTCTTCATTAGAATATTTACCGACTTCATGCTCATTAGTGCTATTCATAAGAGTGTCATAATTTTGTGACATATTGTCATAAGTGCTATTTTGCAATGAAGTTTCTTGTACACCATTAATATAAAGTTTTGCTCTATTTGATGCTGTTGATTCTGTAGTGTCACATATTAAAACAATATGATACCAAGCAGAGGTATCTCTAAATAATCTATTTGTAGCTAAAAAATAATTAACACTAGAAGCTCTAAAATTAGCCCATATAGCATTACCATCAAACTGTATGTAAGTATCTCCAGCACTTAATATCATATGCTGATTACCTGCACTGTTTGAATCTGCTGTTAGTTCAGTTCTTTTAACCCAACAACTTAATGTCCAAGTTTTTCTATTTCCTGCTGAACTAGGTGTTCTACTAAGATACTCTGTGTTATCAGCTTCTAACTTTAAAGAGTTATCTATGTCATAACCAGTTGATACACTTCCTCTGTTTGCTGATCTTGCTAAAGATTCCATGTTAAGTTTGTGCTAGATTTTGCACCCTACCTATTTCTTGCCATACAGAACCATTGTATCTGAATGAAAAAATATCTGTTTTGTTTGCTGTTGCTGTCACTGTAGGTGCAGTTGAAGCTGCAAATTCAAATACAGTATTCCAAGCAATCGTTCTTGCTGTACCACCTTGTGCTATCTCTACAGTAATTATTGCACCTTCTACTGCATTACTTGGTGCAGAAAAGGTAGTGTTCTCTGTAGTCAGATGATATGCATTTGCTGCTGCTGCCGCATCCCAAGCCACAGCATTAGAACTTGATGTCAATGCTACTTGTGTAATTCTTGCACTTGTTGTGGCTACCATGAGGGGTGCTGTAGCAGAGGTAACAAAAGTTATAGCATGGGCAAGTTTTGCATCTGTAACTGCATCGTCTGCAATCTTTGCTGTGCTAACTGCAGAATCAGAAAGTAGTTCACTTGGTATTGTTGTGTTTCCCATACTAGCCCTCTAATGTTTCTATTCTTGACTTTAGATCATCAATGATTGTTTGTTGTTCTTGAATTGCCTTAAACAACATAGGTATCATTCTTGTTGTTGATAAAGACTTAAAATCATCTACTTCTTCATTATTAATTTTTCTAGTTGATGTTTCTACGTATTGTGGTGCAACTGCTTCTACTTCTTGTGCAATAAAACCATATCTAACTGTATCATCAGCAGTACCTAGTTCCTTTTTACCCTCTTCATCTTCTGTGGTGTCGTTGTATTTAAAAGTAACAGGTCTTAATTGTTTTACTATGTCTAAGCCATCAGTTAAATCATTAATATCAGTTTTAATTCTTTCATCAGATAAAGATGATATTGTGCCATCGTTTGTAAAAGTATCTCCTGAAGGTGAATCAACCTTGAACATATTTGTAAAACCCACACCTGTTTTTATAAGTGTTACATCAAAATCTAATCCTGAACCACCCCCTCTAAATTCAAGGGAGCTTAGTCTTACTTCGGCATTACCTGCAATCAACTTACTGTTTGAACTATCTCCTTGCAAAAATATGTTGCCTATTCTTGCGTTGCTATCAACTTCAAATTTTGATGATGATACAGTTTTTGCGGTTTTATTTATAAGCAAACAACCATCAGTATCAATCCTCATGCGTTCTGCATTATTAACTTCAAAAGTCATAACATTAGAAGCACCAACTGCTTTTACTTGTGTTTCTCCTGACACAGCTAAGAATGAACCACCATGCGTACCGCCATATTCAACATCTAGTCTACCTTGAACAGTACCATTAATTGTTAATGTGGTTACATTACTGTATGAGTTTGGCGTTGAGGTACCAATCCCCACGTTTCCTGCATTAGTAATCCTCATAGACTCAGTTGGGGTTACAGCATCACCTGTTGCACCACCTGCTGCAGTTCTATACCAAATATGCGCACCTGCAGTTTGATAGTAAGCACCACCTGCATTACCTGATAACCTTTCCCATCTATCGTTACCTGCTCCGTCATAGTAAAGATTATTGCCATAAACAGCATCATTTACATTAAATGAAAATGTTGCTTTGTCATTAATTGTTACAGGTGCTACAGGACTTGAAGTGCCTACACCTAAATTAGTACCATCAAATACTAAATTTGATTCACCATTAAGTGTATTAGCTGTACCACTACCTGTTATAACTCTATTATCAGCATTATTGTTTATGGTTGTGCCTGAAATAGTTGCCCAATCTAGGTAATAGCCAACAGTATCAGCTTTAGCGACCAATGCTTGTCCATCAGCACTAGGGCTACTTGCACCACCATTACCATCAACTGTATTTATATTACTTATATTAACTGCATCGTCAGCTAAAACTCTTGATGTAACTTTTGTGTTTGCCATCTTATGCGTTCTCCAATGTTTCTATTCTCGCTTCTAGTTCTTGTATGGTTTTTACAAGTAAAGGTATTAATTTAGAATTATCAACTTGTTGATATTTAGCTTCTCCTGCTAATTCATGTTCGCTGTCATACACATCATCTTTTGTGCCTTCTACTGCGTTTGGTACTACACTTGAAACTTCATGTGCTAAGAAACCATCTTCTAAAGTATTTGAATCATCAGATATCCAATTAAATCTGCAAGGTTTAAGTTGTTTAAGTCTTGTTGTGGCATCCCATGAATAGTCTACATTTTCTTTCAGTCTGTAGTCTGAAGTTACGTTAAATGAAACTCCTGTTGATGTAAGACCAATAGAGCCTTTTTGTGAATTATTGTATCTAAAAGACAAACTAGCAGTTCCAGAAGGGCTACTATGATTGTTGTATATAGCAAATTCATTATTAGAAACACTGAACTCCATTCTATGTACTGTTCCATTGGCAGAAGGACTGAGTTCATGTCCACTTGTAGTGGTTTGGTTTGTTCCTGTTTTACCTATAAGTACTACTCCATCACTACCATTAATTCTCATGCGTTCAGCAGGACTTGAACCTGTGTCAAAAATCAAAGAATCATCGGCTCTTACTCTTGCACCACTTCCACCTGTGATAATTTGAAAATACTTACTTGCACTTGTATTTTCTACTTTAAAATATGCATCACCTGCTTGAGATACAACTAATTTATTATCAGGATTTGAAGTGCCAATCCCAATATTTCCACCAGTAGCAATCCTCATGCGTTCTGAGTCACTCTGTGTAAATACAACTGGTGTGTTTGATATGCTTCCGAAAAAAACTTCGTCTGCAAGTGCGCCACTTACAGAAGCATTACCATATCCAACATGTCCTACAAGAACATCTGAGTTGTTTCTTAAATGTAATCCGCTATAACCTGCTGCATTAGTATTTTTAAGTTCAAATACAGGAGAGCCTGATGCATCTTTATGAACTTCCAATGCTACTGATGGACTTGTACTACCTATACCAACATTTTCAGCACTTGTAATAGTAATCGCTGTCGCATCTGCACTTGAACTTATGCCATCTACACCACCACTGGCATCAGCAAAAGATAAAGTGCCTGAACCATCAGTAACAAGGGCTTGTCCATTTGTACCATCGCTTGTTGGATAAGTAAGTCCTGCTACTTCTAAGCCTGTACTGTTAAGTAGTTCTAACTTATCTGATTTAAGCCTTGCAGTAATTGTTTGGCTACCTGCTTTGATGTTAGCAAATTCAATGATGCCATCTTCTGTACCATCACTAGCATCATCAATCTTTGCAGTAATCTTTGCGTAAACTACTTCTTGGTCAGCATCATTCTCACCTTTGAATTTAAGTTGCCCTAAGTAATCTGCATCAGCAGGTGAGCCTGAATTTCTTTTTAGCGAGATGACTGGTGCTGCTGTGCTTGAATCTTCTGTGGTTGTAATCGTTAAGGAATCACCAGTAGAAGTATTTGTTATTGCTGCTGTAGTAAATGTTGGATTAGACCCAACAGTTTCTATAACGTCTGATACTAAAGCCTTTTTAAGTGCATTGTCTGTAGCATCAAAGATCATCATATGATCTGTACTTGCTGCAGTTACTTCTGTTAAGCCTGAAACAAATGATGCAGGTAAAGTATTTACATCAGTTTGTGTAAAGGTCATGACCTCTACTTTCGCACCATTAGCAGGGTTGGCATCTAGCGTTAGCGTTGTGCCTGAAACTGCATAGCTATCTTTTTGTTGGTATACACCGTCTATGAATACCTGTGTGTTGTTTTCATGGATAGGTGAAATACTAAGCGTAAATGCTGCAGTGCTACCGTCTGCAGTGAATTGATCGTGGTTGAGGTTGTTACCTGAAACTGCTGCACTTACATGATATGCAACTATCTTACGTGTATTAGCAGGTGCAACATCAAATGTTAATGTTGTGCCATTAAGAACAAAATCGTTAGGGTTTTGATAGACCCCTTCTATAAAGACAATTAGGTTATCTTCTGATGCAGGTGCTTGACTTAGCGTAAATGCAGTTGTACTTCCATCTCCAGTATAGGTATTGACACTAAGGGTAGATGTACCACCCCCACCACCTGCTATTGCACCCCAAGCATCGGTATAACCTTCAAATCCACCTGTTGTGGTGTTGTATCTAAAGTAACCTGCTGCAGGGCTAGATGGTCTTTGTGCTGTTGTACCTACAGGTACGTGTATCGCATCTGTTGCACTACCGATATCTAGGGTAACGTCAGGGGAAGCGTTTTTGATTCCCACCCTGTTATTAGAAGTATCAACCTTTAAAGTGTTTGTGTTGATGGTTACATCACCAGTAACAGCTAAAGTTCCTAATGTACCTACTGTGGTTACGTTGCTAAGTGTGTCTAATGCTGATTCAAAGTATGTTTCAAAGTCAGTTAAAGCAACTTGCTTCATTGTGCCATTGTCATTAACAACTACCCTATCGGCATCAGCTAATGTGGTTGATGTAGCACTTGTATCACCATCAATAATGTTGATCTCTGATGCTGTTGCAGTAACACCATCTAAGATGTTGAGTTCAGCAGTTGTAGATGTAACACCGTCTAATATATTTAGTTCTGCAGTCGTGCTTGTTACACCATCAAGAATATTTAACTCTGCAGTAGTTGAGGTAACTCCGTCTAGTATGTTTAACTCTGCTGTGCTAGAAGTTACACCATCAAGTATGTTTAGTTCTGCACCAGTAGATGTGACTGCTGTTGAGCCAATAGTTATGCCTGTAGTTGTAAGACCACCGATAACCAAATCTGCTGCTGCATATCCTGTAGCACCTGTATTAACTGTGGTACTTGGTACTGTTTGCGTATCTACAAATAATCTAAAAGTATTATCAGTGGAAGCATCATAGAAAAGACCCGCATACTTGGTTGTGCTTGATTCTACATACTTACCATAGAAACCAAAGTCTGTGGCATTACCTGTATTAGCGTTAGTAAGACCTGTAAAGTTGTTATCTGTTACAACTGAACCAGTCTGTGTGGTTGTACCAGTAACAGTTAAGTTACCGCTAACAGTAAGATTGTTTGATATCGTTACATCATTGGGCAATCCTATTGTTAATGTATCTGTCGCACTTACAGCAACATCTACTTCATTGCTTGTACCTGATACTGTAAGAGTATCACCACCTGAAATACTTTGTGTGTTTGTGCCATCAGATAAAGTAAAGCTAGTAGAGATACTTGCAGTGCTTACTGCTGTCAATCTACCTTTAGCATCAACTGTTATGACAGGAATAGCTGTAGCACTTCCGTAGCTGTTTGCAGTGACACCTGAATTAGCAAGAGATACTGCACCACTACTTACTGAAAAATCGCTTGTAAACGAAGCTATACCTTTGTTTGAACTTGTAGCATCTTCACCTGCAATCGTGATTGTGCCACTTGATTCTGTGATATCTACACCCTCACCTGCTGTAAAGGTAATCGTTCCACCTAATGCTGTCGCTGTAGAGTTTGTACCATCGGTTACTGTAATACTGCTATTAGATAATGAACTGTTACCAATATTGCTTATGGTGTTGTTAGAACCATTGATAGTTTTATTGGTAAGTGTTTCGGTAGCACTGCTTGAATCTACAACTAGATCAATCGTGCCATCTCCGTCTTGATAAGTAGCAGTTATGTTGGTTTCAGTATTACTACTGAACATTGCACCTACTGTATCTTGTACTACCTCTGTAAGATCAATGTTTGCACTACCATCAAAGCTAACACCATGAATGGTACGTGCTGTTTCCAGTGTTGTTGCTGCAGTAGCAAGGGCAACTGCAATATTTGCACTTCCGTCAAAACTTGTGCCACCAATAGTTCTTGCTGTAGCTAACTTGGTTGCTGTGGCTGCATTACCTGTAATGTCATCTGATGTAAGAGCAAGTGTACCTGTGCTTGTTGGCAAGGTTACTGTTGGATTACCTGAATATGATGCGTGTGCTGCCGCTTCTAATCTTGTGTAGTGTGCATTACTTGATTCACAATAAAAATCTACTCTTGACTTAGTACCACCATTTTTAATTGCAATAGCACCTTGTGATATCTGTACACCGTTGGTAGAGCCACCACCAACACCTAATGATGTTGTGATTTGTGTAGCACTTGGTAAGCCTACTGTAACTGTACCTGAACTTTCTCCTACCTCTACTTCATTTGATGTGCCTTGTATTGTAAGTGTCCCACCTAAAGCGATAGCAGACGTATTGCTGCCATCAGATATGGTTACAGAAGAGTTTGCAAGTTTTGCATTGGCAATAGAACCTGCCAACATTGCATTAGTGATATCACCACTACCAACAACAAGATCAATAGTACCGTCACCATCTTGGTATGTTGCAGACAATCCTGTTTCTGTGTTGCTACTAAACATAGCACCCACTGTGTCTTGGATAACTTCACTAAGGTCTATATTTGCAGAGCCATCAAAAGATACTCCATGTATTGTCCTAGCAGTTTCTAATGCAGTGGCAGTATCAGCATTACCTGTAACATCTCCAGTTACGTTTCCTGTGACATTGCCTGTGACATTACCTTCTATGTTTGCTACCAGTGTGCCTGTGGTTACGGTTAAGTTACCTGTACTTGCACCTGTTGCTGTGGTTGTACCAACTGTAAATTTATCAGCACTTTCATCCCACATGATGATTGCGTTATCACCTGTGCTACCTCTTTCAATAACAATACCTGAATCATTGGCATTGGAAGAAGCACCATTGTTAAGTTCTATGAGGTTATCACTAACCACCATATTCGTTGTGGCTACAGTTGTAGTAGTTCCGTTGACTGTAAGATCACCTGTAACCGTTAGATCATTTCCAATCGTCACATCACTTGGTAAGCCAATAGTTACTGTTGCACTTTCTGAACCTGATCCACTAACCTCTATTTCGTTAGTTGTACCTGCAATAGTAGCAACATAGTTTCCAGTAGTGTCTGTACCTAAGGCTACACTGTTTGCACCGATTGTGGTACTAAGGGTAATGTTGCCTGTACCATCAAAGCTAACCCCTGATGCAGTTACATCGCCACTCAGGGCTATTGTACGAGCAGTTTCTAAAGCTGTAGCTGTGGCTGCATTACCAGTTGTGTCTTGGTTAAGAGTTCCAACAACTAAGTCTATTGTTCCGTCAGAATCTTGATACGTTGCTGTAATACCTGTTTCAGTATTACTAGAGAACATTCCACCGACAGTATCTTGTACGACTTCTGTTAAATCTATATTTGCAGTTCCGTCAAAACTTACACCGTGTATTGTTCTTGCAGTGGCTAAAGCTGTGGTTGTAGCAGAGTTACCAGTGGTATCTTGATTACCTGTTGTGTTTACACCTGCTAAATCTATGTTTGCTGTACCATCAAAAGAAACACCACCGATTGTTCTTGCTGTTTCAAGAGCAGTTGCAGTTGCAGCGTTCCCTGTGGTGTCTTGGTTTAGTGTGCCAATGGTAAAATCTAATGTGCCATCGCTGTCTTGGTATTCTACGGTTATGCCACTTTCTGTATTGCTAGTGACCATTGCACCAACAATATCTTGCACACGTTCAGCATTTACTGTGACAGCACCACTTGATACTGTGAAGTCAGTACTGTCAAAAGATGCAATACCTTTGTTAGAGTCGGTGGCATCTTCGGCACTTATGGTAATAGCTGCAGACTCACTACCACTGCCTGAGATATCTATTCCCTCTCCTGCTGTTGCTGTAGCGATGTAATTACCAGTGGTATCTGTACCAAGAGCCACCGAATTAGCTTGAATGGTGGTTGTAATAGTCAGATCACCGAGATTAGTC